CCCATCAGCCCTCCCACTTGTGAACCAAGAGGACCACCTATATAAGCTCCAAGGGCAGAGCCACCAGCCTTCATAAGATTGCCAGCAGCCTTCTTCCACCCCTTCTCTCCACCACCATTCCTCGCCTTATTGCGTGGTTTACGTTTCTTCTTCTTCCTGGCCTGCGCTTTCAACTTCTTTTTAGCACACGGAGGAGCAGATGCTGCCCAAGCCCATGAATTGAACAAAGAATGCAAACCAATACCCGCACTCAAATTTATCGATGATACGACCGAGAACAGTGAATGTAGTTCCGGTGCGAAAGAAGAGCCTCCTAGGGCTTGCTCGGCAATGCCCCATTCTCTACCAACAGAATACGGTGACCTTCCGGTCGTTGCCGCTATCCGCAGTTTAGCTACCTCTTCCTCTCTCGGAATTTGATTCACAACCCAATCCTTCACCGCTCCAGGTCCCTTGACCCCTACCACCGATTCCTTGGTTTCCTCCATTTCCATGCCTTGCTCAACGCAAAACCCATCAAGAAAAACAGAGTCCACACACGAGTACGGAAACGCATTAATATCAATCGAAAATTCCATCGATTCCTCCATCTCCAAAATCAAATCAAGGGGCATGCCGTATTTATGAGAGAACCAACGATAGGTATCGAGATCAGGATAGATAGAAGTACCTCCCTGAATTCGTCCCTTGAAAGAATTCTCTCCAGACCGCATTGCCTTAAGATCCGACTCTTGGGCGGAGTCACAAATGGCTCGCAAAAATGCTCCCAGCAAAGGTACGTGACCAGCAGTACACAACATTCCCTTAGCAGTTCCGTAAATAAGGTTTCGATAGTTCTTCGGAGCATGATTCCGATAGTTAACCCCAAACTTACTTAGCTGCCTAAAAGGCATGTTACCCCACACAATATCACCCCCCACTGGGTAAAACCATCCTGAACAAAACGACGCGTTCAAGACGGTTTCGTGACCAACAATATCCAACTTCAGCGACAACTTCTCGTAGACAGCCTTGACAGTTTCCACATCAACCGGCAAGTTAGTCCCCACCACGTTATCATCGCCAAGGACGACCATAGCCAGATCCCCAGAATCTGGCCTCAATTTCAAAGCGAAAGTGACAAACAAGTAATTGAGAAAAGAGTTGAAAGAACTAGTCCAAAGATCACCAGAGCGTCTGCCCCGTTTCATGTCAACCTTGACATAATCGTTATCCTTAGAGTAGGCATATCCAACAACCTCATCCCAATGCTCTAATACTACGTCAAGTTGGTCAGGATGATTATTAGTGCAAGTCTTAATAAAATCCATCTCAACCCCCAAGACGTCGGACGTCAAAGAACCGTCCCAATTTGACACATCCGCCTCAAAAATAGTCGCCATTCTATCAATCCTCTCAGCATAAGCACCAACATCACTGGGACTGGCCCCTGTGACATAATAGCACTCAGAATTCGAGTCAAAATAGTCGGCTAACGCTTTCCCCAAAGCGTAAAACCATGGTCCCATGTTCACCACAAACCACTCACTTCTAGACCAGATCATTCTGGGCTTGAACGTGTCAGGAGTTTTCCCAACATAGACTTCATCCTTACAGAACATTTTGCATTTTTGATGCTTATTCGAAAAAGGGGTGTCCTTGAGTTTAATCAGACGGTCAGCGCGCTTCTGACCATATTGTTGTCTGAGGTATGTGTAGGTGTCCATGGGAACAACATCAAGCTGACCGATGTGATTGAACCACCGACGAGCGTGGGCATTAAACGCCACACTGGTCTCTTTGTCCATCACATGTTCAGCCCCCATCCGGATCGCCACCGCAGCTCTCAGGTTCTCAATGCTTTTGGAGGGCAAGACGAGAGGTGCTCCAGGTATGGAGGCACCATAAACTTCAACTTTGTCTTCTTCCTCAACAGAACCATAATTTGCTCGTACGACGCCAGCTTCCTCCACGAGCAAGGCCGTGGTCAGCTTGTCATTTCGACAAACCGTCCTCTCCAGATATTGTCGAGCACAAGGGACAAGGAAGTGGCGGTCAACTTTCGTCAAAGATTTCAAAATCTCACTTTTCAACGTAGCATCCCAACCCAAATGTCTCATCT